GGAGAGCATGAAGTCTGCGTTCTACAAGCGAGCCTACCAACTGTTCCGATGGCAACTGCAAGACAAGCGGCTCGACCCCGACAAGTACGAGTTCATCAACTGGACTGTGACCTGCGATGTGCAGATCAAAGAGGAGGACGAGGCATGACCACCCCGACTGTAGGCCATGTCGTGACTTGCAACAAAGTGAAGTACGAATTTTTCTCCAAGTGTGCGCCGCGCAAGGGATGGATAGTCATAGAGCATACCGACTACGGCTATTCCATCTACCGCATGTCCGCCAAAAAAGTGAGGGAGTTGCTCCAATGCAAACAAGAGGAGGACAAGGCATGACCGTGAACTACATGATCATCAAGCAAGAGGACTTCGACCCCGACAACCTGCCTGACGAGGGCTGTCTTCGTGAGGTCATCCTCGACTGGGACAACTACGGCAGGAGTGAGGACGACGAGTGGATAGCCAAAGGGGAGTGCAACTATTTCCTCTGGCGCAATACAGAAGTGTCGGACAAGTTCGTGCTGTGCGTGAATGTCTGGTACCACCCACCCCATGACGATGATGACGATGACTATCCCTATGTGGTGCAGTATCTGGAAGTGGAGGTGCAATCGTGAACGAGAAGAAGACCTATGCTGTAGTGTTGTACATCCACACAGACGGCGACCCTCATGCATGGGACATGGCCGAACGTCTGCACTGCGAGGTGTACGACGAGGCTGTCTATGACATGGGCGAGGACTGCAAGCCCATCAATCTCCGGCTGCTGCCGGGTTGGCGATACGGTATTCAGGAGGTGTGAGATGAGTGACAAGAAGCGAGTCATCGTCACCATCAGAGGTGGCATCCCCGAGATCATCGAGGCACCGGACGGTGTCGATGTCGAGATACGGGACTATGACACCGAGTGGTATCCCAAGGACGAGTTGGAAGAAGACGAAGACGGCGACAAGTATTTTCCGAGGAGTAGTTGAGTATGAAGACCTACGAAGTGACGATCCGTGCGACCGTGACCAAGACACTGAAGGTCGAGGCCAAGGACGCAGACACTGCGAACATCATAGCGCGTGAGGAGTTCTCCGTACTGAACACGGGGGACGATGAAGACTACGACGAGGAAACTTTGGATATTCAGGAGGTGAAGCCGTGAGCAACACCAAGTACATCACTCGCACCAAGGCCGAGGAGTTGACCCGTGGGTACATCAACTGCATGAACTTCATCTACTGGGAGATCGTGAACAACAAGGGCGATATGGAGTTAGACCTCAAGCCCGGAAGGTGGATTGTCATGAAGCACTACCTCGCACGACCCGTCTTTCTCAAGGTCGAGAAGGACATGACCCTGACCGAATACTATGTGAAGGAGGACTGACATGGACACGACGAACATGACGACGAAGGAACTGATGGACAGATTCACCGCAGCGGCATACGAGGTCTACACCGCACGGAACCGCTACGATGAACTGCACAAGGCGGTGCAGGAGCGACTGGCAGAGATGCAGAAGCAGGTCGAGAAAGACAATCAGCGTCTGGCGGATATAGAAGAGGAAACAAAGGAGAACAAGTCATGAACACCTATTGGAACGGCAACGGCAAGTACCAGAAGACCTACGAGCAGTTGCAAAAACTCATCCCGGCAGAGGGCGAGGTCAAGGGCAAGGACAACCGCGCTCTTGAGCGTCTGCGGAAGTATGTCAATGCGTACTACGACCTGTTCAACAACGGCGGGTGGAACAGACAGCAAGCCATCAGCCGTTACTTCCCCGGTGCATATCGTCTCGCTCAGAAAAGACGGTGGGAAGTGGCGCACTCCATCGTGGAACCGGAGATAGATGCGGTCATCGTGGCCGCTGCGGTTGAGCAGAACATCGACATCAACGAGGAGGACAAGGCATGACCAACAAGACCTATACGAGCGTCATCGACACCGAAGTCTATGACAACGGGATGGACTACCTTGACGTGAACATCTACGTCACCTGTCCTGACGGTGACGAGTGGCGCAAGACTGTCAGCCTGAACAAGAGGAGCGGGAAGTTGGATGGCTCAGTCATCTGCTATTCCGAGGGCAAGGATACTTGCTTTGACGAGCCAAAGTATCACCCGCCTATGCTCGTATCCCTCATGTTCAACGAGCGTTACGAAGAGGCCAAGCAACTTCTCCGGGCAGAACGCACCCGACAGACCAGCGTGAAAGACCACGCCGAGGAGATGTTAGAAGTACTGAAGAAGACATATCGTCTCTTGGAAGACCTTCATCATCTGGGACACCTGAAACACTACGCACCTTTCCGCGATTCCGTGAAACACATGATCGACAAGGTCGAGGGGAAGAAGTGACATGAAGACCCTATGCCTTCCACCACGCACCAAGTTCTACGGGTGGGACTACAACACCGACACGCAACTGCGGATGACGGGCAAGGAGTGGCATGTGTACGCCAAGCGCGGGGAGTTCAAGACGGAGCGTGGCTCCGACTCTGCGTGGGGCGGCAAGGTCGAGGTGTGGCTCGACGGTACGGATCAACACAAGAGGAAACATCAATGAACGACATCAATGAACTGAAGAAGACCGCGCAACTCGTAATCGATGCAGACAACAAAGACCTTGCAGAGATGCGGGAGTATGCGTCTGCAATGATGAACCGTATCGTGACTGACGCTTTCAAGAGCGGAGTCAAGTTAGGCATCGGCGTCGGTGTAGTGACAACCCTCGCTGCCTACGCTGTAACGGTTCTTCTTGCCAAAGTGTTTTTTAATTAGTATCATTCTATTTACTAACTAGGAGGTTCCCATGAACGACATCACCGATACCACTAACGAACTCGCCAAGCCCACCACTGTCGTGGACTTGCGTTCCGCAGCCGTGCTTGTCCACATCAAGAGCCGTGTGTGGGGTGGCACCATGCAGGACAACGAGATCAGCAACGAAGTCATTGCGGACAAGAACGCGACGAGCGGCACGGCCAAGGTCACCAAGATGCTGCTTGCAGGTGACGCTCGGCACAAGGCGGTCATCAACCAGCGACAGCGCATGTCTGCGTGGGCGAAGCGTGTCACCTATCCGTTCGCTGCCGACCTCAACCTGCTGCCGATGGCGCGTTACTCCGCCTTCCGTGCGGAGTTCGACAGGCTCAAGGCAGAGTTCGACAAGTTGGTGGACGAGTTCATTGAGGGGTTCGATGACAGCCTGTCCAACGCTGCGTTCAGGCTCAACGGCATGTTCGATCGTGCGGACTACCCGACCGCATCCGAGTTGCGTAGCAAGTTCCGGGTCGAACTCGTGGTGACCGATGTCCCTGCGGGTGACTTCCGTAATGTCCTCATCCAGTCCATCGCGGATGACCTGCACCTGCACTATCAGCGGCAGCACGAGACCGTACTCAAGGACATCGCGGCCAAGCAGAAGGCGGACATGCTGAGCCTCGCGCAGTCCATCGCACACGGTTGCGATACGGTCACGCTCACCCGCGAGGACGGTACCACCAAAGTGTCGCGCAACAAACTGCACGTCAACACGGTGACCCGTGCCTTCGAGGAATCCATGACAGCGTTGGAGTTCAACCCGGTCGGTGACGAAGAGGTCAAGCAACTTGCGACCGACATCAACCGTGTGTTGGGTGACAAGAGCATCGATGACCTGCGCGACAACCTCGCCGTCCGTGCCGCAGTCCATGACGAGATGAGCGACATCCTGTCCAAGTTCGGCGTCTAAACCACAACCAGAGAGGTATCACTATGCGTAGCAATACTCAGGCAGCGTTGACTATCCAGACCGTCCCTGCCTTGTCGCTTGACGAGATCAGCGGCCTCATCGCGATGTTCGGTTCAGAGCAGTCATTCATCCTGCGTTCGGAGCCGGGCGTGGGCAAGTCCTCGACACTCGGCATGGTAGCCAAGCGGCACGGCGACAAGTGGCGCAAGCCGGGGGACGACTACCCGACCGACAAGTACATGTACATCTACTTCGACTGTCCGTTCCGAGACATCCCTGATGTCGTCACGGGTATCCCTGTCCTTGAGACCAAGCAGATCGAGCAGTTCATTACCCAAACTCTCCGGATGCATGACAAGCGTCCCAAGGTCATCATGCTCGATGAGGTACTCAAGTCACCCAAGTTGGTGCAACTCATCTTCATGCGGCTGCTGCTCGACCTCTTCATCGGTGACATCCCGCTGCCCCCCGGCAGCAAGGTCTACGGCACGTCCAACCACACGGGCGACGGCGTGGGTGACAGCATCATGGCGCACGGTGCCAACCGTGTGACGCTTGTCGATGTCCGCAAGTCCAGTGCTGGGGAGTTCGTCACTTGGGCGGCGGCGAACAACATCAGCAGCACGACCCGTGCATGGGTCGCCATGACCCCCTCGCTGATGCAGTCCTACCGTGACCCGAACTACAAGGACACCAACCCGCACGTCTTCAATCCACGCAAGCCCAACCAGATATCCTATGCATCGCCACGGTCGATCGCCCGCAACGATGTGTACGTCCGCAATGCGGCAAGCATGCCCGAGCATGTGCTGTTCGCCGTGATGGCAGGCACGATCGGTGCGTCGGCGGCGGCAGACCTGATGACCTTCATCATGATGCAAGCGTCCCTGACGCCCCCCAAGCAGGTGCTGGCTGACCCCTTGGGTACCCCGCTACCCTCGTCACTCGCAGCCTGCTGTCTCCTTACGCACAACCTGTGTGACGCTGTGCAGACGCAGGACGACCTGACTGCTGCGGCGACCTACATCAACCGACTGCCGCACGAGGAGTCACAGGCGGTGTTCTACACCTACGCCACGTCGGACTCCAAGATCGGGGCGCTGGCTGCGATCAACCCGATGGTCAGCCAGTGGATCAAGACCCACGACTACGAACTTGTGAGGGCGTGACATGGACAACGCGACCGTCCGCAAGCAGCGGATCCGCATGGTGCGAGCGCACCGTGACCTGATGCGGTACAAGGAGACCGCGCCGATGGCGGGCATCATCCTGATGGGTGAGACCCGCGTGTTGACCGACGAGGAGTACCCCAAGGGCTTACCCCTTACTGCATATACGGATGGCAAGAACAAGTACTACGCAGCGTCGTTCCTTGTTCAGTTGACTCAGCAGCAGGTAGCAGGGCTGGTACTGCATGAGACCTATCACATCGGCTACAAGCACCTGCTGCGTAACCGTCGATACTGGGAGGAGGATGCCAACGCTGCCAACATCGCAGCCGACCATGTGGTGAATGCGTCGATCGCTGTCCTCGACCAGAACATCGTGGCGTTGCCCCCCGGCGCACACTATGACCCCAAGTACATCGGGTGGTCATTCGGTCGTGTGTACCAAGATGTCAAGCAGCAACAGGATAAGGCTGACGGTCAAGGTAATAACACAGGAACCCTTGACTCTCACCATATGTTTGGTGTACTTAACGAATCAGAGGAGAGCGCAGACGAGGCCAAGCAACTGGAGCAGCAGGTCGATGCCGCGCTGCGTGAGGGCAAGTTGCTGGCTGGGCGCATGAAGGTCTCGATGCCCCGCGCTGTCGAGGCTGCATTGGAGCCGGAGGTTGACTGGGTGAGCGAGACCAACGAGTTCGTGACCACATCGATGTCCGGGCGCGAGGAGCGTTCGTGGAGGCAGTATGACCGTCGCAGACTTGTGCATGGCCTGTACTGTCCGACATCCGTCACCGAGACCTTGAACGAGTTGGCGGTGCTGATCGATGTGTCCGGGTCTACCCATACGCCGGGGGTGTTCGGTAGGTTCGTCGGAGAACTGGTGTCGATTTGCCAGACGCTCAAACCTACCACGCTGCGCGTCATCTACTGGGACACCGAGGTGCAGGCAGAGCAGGTGTTGACCGAGTCCGACTACGACAAGATCGAGACCACCATACGTCCGGTCGGTGGCGGCGGCACTCGCGTGGGATGCATCAACGACTACTTGGAGCGCAGCGGTCTGCTGAGCAAGCCTGACTGTGCGGTGGTGTTCACGGACGGCTATGTCGAGGACTCGTTCGAGTGGCGCATGCCCTGCCCTACGCTGTGGCTCGTGACGCATCGCGATGACTTCCGTCCCCCTGTGGGTAAAGTGCTGAAGGTGAATTGATGTCGGTACTGCTGTCAGATAAAAAAATACACAAGCGGTTCATACCTGTCATACGCCCTGACTTGGAATCGTATTGGGTGACTTTCTTTGTTGTGAATAAATATCCTGACAGGCTGTGTTTCATAGGAGACGAGAACATAATCTACTTTGACAACCTGCCAAGCGGCTTGCCGGACACGATCCTCTCCAAGACCGTGGTCATCATGAACCAGACAGTCCCCGGTATGTTGGATGGGAACGCAAACTCTTGGCATCTCTTCAACCCTTACTCGCTTTGTACAGTCAAAGGTATGGAGAATATCGGCTGGCCGTTTGTCAGGAACGTGAATTTCGACCACAACTTGAATACTTGGGAGTATTCCTACGCGAACGTGTATGTTCTTGTCGTCACTGAGAAAGAACGTGATGAATGGGAATGGATGAGGATGCGGCACAATGACGCCTGAAGGCCGGGTCAAGGCGCGAGTCAGGAAGGTGCTGGGAGACATCGGCGCGTTTTACTCGATGCCGATGACTGGAGGTTTCGGTAACAGCGGCGATCCCGATTTTTTAATCTGTCACAACGGGAGGTTTTTTGGGATAGAATGTAAAGCGAAAGGAAACAAACCGACTGCATTGCAATTGAAGAGACTCGATGACATCCGCAAGGCGGGTGGAGTCGCATTAGTGATCGATGAAACAAACGTAGAGACCCTACGCAAGGAGTTAAATCATGAGTAAGAGTGAGCGTATCCGCCAGTTGCTGGCGAAGGGGCTTGAGACCAAAGAGATCGCAAAGCGGTTGAAGGTGTCGGCCAATCTTGTGTCCCAAGTGAAGTGGCATGAGAAGAACAAGAAGAAGCCCGCCAAGAAGAAGGCGGGGAAGAAGGAGAACCCCATCGAGTGGAAGCCGTTTGAGCAATTGAAGAAGGCCAAAGAGGCGTTGGATACGCTGGATCCGGACAGCCCGCTCAATTGGAAGTGGGTGGACCTCCCGGCAGAGGCTGAGATTCCCCAGACCGACAAGAAGATCGACCCCGTCAACAGCCCGCCACACTACACGGCAGGGGGCATCGAGACCATCGACTTCATCGAAGCCAAGGACCTCAACTATCGTCTTGGCAATGTGGTGAAGTACCTCAGCCGTGCCGGGAAGAAGGTGGATGGCGACCCTATTGCTGACCTCAAGAAGGCCCGGTGGTATCTTGACCGCGAGATTCTTACACGAGAGTTCGCGTAATGTTCCGGGCCATCAATTGGTGGTGGCTCACACGAAAGGCCGATGCTAAACGGGAGTGGGGGCGTGTCCCCCCTCCCAACTGGGCCTGTTCACGCAAGAGGACAGGTGGGGACTATTGGTAAGGAGGATTCACTGTGGAAAGACCGAGCGAATACACCCTCGACCGCAAGAACCGGGAGATCAAGGAACTGCGGCGCGATAACGGATACCTCGCGGACTCACTCTTCCGCAAGGACAAGGAACTGCGAGAAACGAAGCAGCGACTGGAAGAAGCAGATAGCACCACGATTTTCTTGGGGATCGCGTTTGCCGGGACCCTCATCGCGTTCATCATCCTTGCGCTCTACGCAATAGACATCTCAAGGGGGACATGACATGACCACGCAATATCAACCTGACCTGTTCGATGACGAGTGGGACAAGATGGCGCATACTCCGACAGAGTACCGCGCCGAGATCCGGCAACTGCGTGAGCGGTGCTACAAGTACGCCAAAGAGTCGGAGGAACTGCGTGAGGTTGTGAAGAACCTCCGCGCTGACTTGGATGCCCTGAGCAGTGAGATGGAGCGCATGGAGAGACAACGATGAGCAAC